TTACGCAAACTGTAAATATAAAATGTCGTTACCTCTAACAACCACAGTTGGAGTACCAACAAATACATAATTTGCACCGTCAGAAACTTTTAAATCATGGATGTTATCTACTTTAACAGTTGTTACTCGTTCAGAATGTGGATATGAATATTTAACTTCTTTTAATTCTTTAACTTCCACACACTCATTATTTCTTAAATTGATAAAACACTTCATCATAAAACCTCCTTCTTTACACATGTAATTATACACTCTTTAAACTATAAATAAAAGTTATCACTTATACTATAATATATAATAATATGTTATAATATAGATGTATCAAAAATATTTTAATTGATACACAGCAACCGTTTTGTAGTTATTGCCCTGTGTTGATTGCTTATAAATATTTTTGGTCTTGATAGTTTTATCCTACTTAAATTATCAAAATTTATTTTTTTCTTTTTTTGCTATGTACAAAAAATCTTGCAATCGGAATGTCTGAAACGTCACATTTATTTGTGGCGTTTTTTAATACACTTATACATAAAATAATTTCTCACTGCAACACAGAGCCTCTCTCAGCGTCAAAAAAGCCCTATTTTTCATAATAAGGCTTTAATCACTAACTTCTGCAAAGATCGTTAATGTTTGATTCATTCCATTATCATTAGTGACTGATACTATATTATAATCTTTTCCATTATATCTAACATATTGGCGTGGATTAATTCCTTTTCTATATCGAATAATGAAACGGACATTTTCTTTATTTGCTGTAAGCCTCCACTGTTGAAATTCATTCCCTTTCATTGTTTTAACATCTGCCCAAGGTGTAGCAATTACAACTTTAATTGAGCCAAATGCCTCAGGGCCATCATTTTCTTGTTCTTCTAAAATTTCTATTTTATTATTAAAATGATATGCCATTGTTTATCCTCCTTTTGAATGGTGCACATGTGCACGTTTGTTTTGTCGACAAAACATTTCGCTGTGCAACTGTTGCACAACTCGAAACCACTTCCCTAAATCAGCAATGTGGTTTACATCGCTCTTAAAAAACTTTCATAGTTATCAAATAAGCCTACATATGCGTCTAACATGGACGCTGTACCGTCAATACGTCTTTTAGGTGATTGATTCTTAACGGGTACAATATTACCGTTTCTGTCTGTCTCAATACCAGTATTCGTTAAGCACCATTTTAATATTGGGTGGTTATTATAATTAATCTTTTTCTTTTGCAAGTCTGCCCCTAAATTCTGCATTGGTAAGCTAAGTGTCTTAGCTCCCTGTGGCGTTCTAACCATTCTAAATCCGTTTGCTTCCATTTCGGATACCCAATATTTTGCCGAATAATTATCATAGTATATCCATAGTGGCGTTATATCGTACTCATTAAGCATTTCTTTAAACCATTCTGTAATGTCGCTATAATCAATCGTATTGCCACTACATAAGCGTAATAGCCCCTGTTCGTGCCATTTGTCATAAGGTATTTTGTCCTCATCTACACGCTTACGCAAGTTGTCCTCAGGTAGCCAGTACATCTGATGAATGTAACGCTGCTCAGTTTGTGGATCTACAAATAATAATGTGGCACAACTTAGGTCAATCGAAATACTTAAATCTGCACCACCGATTGCATATGAGCCTTTAAATTGTGACAAGTCGAATGTATCAGTGTTGTTAATATCATCAAATGTAAGCCATGCTTTATTAGTCGTTTCACGTATGTTGAAATCTTTTGTAAGTATGCCTGTAAGGTCATTAGGATTATTCTTTGCACGTGACACTTTGCGTTCTAAGTCCTCAACCTTCTTAGAAATATGAAGTGAAGGATTGGCTTTTTGCCAACACTCAGGTTTTTTGTATTCTTCTTTAGAATCTAATTCATACATCATTGGTAAAAAGTTATCATCTTTAAAGTTACCGTCTACCACATTACACGCATATTCATATAAATCATCAAAAATAGTTCCCCTATGTGTTCCAGCTGTTGTTATCATAATGAGTAATGGCTGTGTACGTGCTGACTGTGATTGTTTCATTACTTCATATAAATTTCTATCTTGAATAGAGTGCAGTTCATCAATCACAACTAAATGAGCATTTAAACCGTCTAATGAATTAGAGTTCTTGCCTAGTGATTGCATTTTGCTAAAGTTATGTGGAAAGTATAAATCAGCTTTACGCTTACGAATGTTTCTATTTAAATCAGGACTTTGCAAAATCATCTCATGTGATTGGTCGAATAAGATATTTGCTTGATCCTTTTTACTAGCCACAGAATAAACTTCTGCACCACTTTCACCGTCTGCAATCATCATATATAGAGCGATTGCTGATAACATAGTTGTCTTACCATTCTTACGCCCTACAAAGAAAAATGATTCAGTATAGCGTCTGTGACCTGTTTCTTTATCTACAAAGCCAAATAGAGCCGATATATAAGCCTTTTGAAATAGTGCTAGTTTTAATGGCTTGCCAGCTAGTTCACCTTTGGAATGTCTGCAAAATGATTCTATAAACTGGATAGGTCGCTGTGCTTTAGCTTCATCATACACATATCTAGGGTGGTAGTTCATATCTTCAATGAGTTTCTCATACTGCTTATAGATACGCTTTGATACAGTCACACGCCCCTCTTTCATCTCTTGCCAATATTCCAAGATGTAATTAGGCATTTTTCACAAAGTCCATAAATGCGTCTGATTCTTCGGCTTGCTGAGGGATAAGAGATAAAAGTTGTTTGAGTGTCGCATTGTATTTTGTAACTGTCGTATTATATGATTTCATAGCAGGATTTTCTTTTAGATATGATTGCTCACCTTGAGTAAATACATAGGTAGCACCTTCTTGTCTTACTGTTTTCTTGAGTTCGTTCATCGTTTCTTTCATAAATGCTAGTTCTTCCAGCAAGTCATAAGCCACTGATTTATTTTTCATTTCTTCTTTATCAATCTCTTTTTTAAGTTGTTCTAAATTGATTGAGATACTATTATTTTTCATACATTCACCTTCTTAATCGTCTTATTCTACCCCTAAATTTCTAAAAAAACGTGTGGAGGAAAAGTTAAGTCCAGCACCGGTATCGCCGAAAGCCTATTACTCCGTTACATGTGGGGGATTAAATTTATTAATTATTATATTATTTTTTTATAATATTTCCATTGTCATCAAACATCAATTCATCGTCAATTGACTTACTTCCGAAATGTTCTTTATTGTGACAATCTATGCATAACGCTTCTAAGTTATCCCAGTTATACGTCATCATTGGATCATCTACATTTGATTCATTGAGCCATATTTTATGGTGACAAATGTCTGCTAAGTTGCCACAACGTTCACATATATAGTTTTGTGACTGCATATAAGCGTTTCTACACTTCTTCCATGTGTTCGACCTATAAAATGACTGCGATATACTTCTAGTCATTGTAATTCAGCCCTAATGCTTTAAGTGACATCAATAATCCGTCAATTGTACGTTTTAAACGTTCAGAATCTTGTGTTTGTGGATCAAACCACAATTGTAAGATGAATTTAGCTGTTGTTTGTGCTAGTGGTACATTATCATCAAGCCATGTGCGACCAGTTGTAATATATAAATAGTTTGGAATGGCTTCAATGAGTGGCTCGATAATATCATCATTAAAATCTCCGTCAATGCGTAATGCTTCTCGACCTTCTTCTAAACTAATAATCGTTTTGTTCATATACTCACTTCCTTACATTTAATAAAAGGACACCAGCTACTTACTGATGTCCTCACTGCTTTATATTGCTTATGCTTCTGCTGATGTAGTAGATAACTTAACAAATGCGTCATCAACTAATACACGTGTATCAGCAATAGCCATTGCTCTATAATCTACTAAGCCACTTCTAAATGATGATTCTCTTGATTGCTCAAGCATAACGCCCTCAGGTAAGTTATAGCCCATGTAGTTGAAGTCACCTAAGATGATAGTGCCATCTTCGATATTGTCATCTATGATTACCTCTTTACCTAAGATATGCCCAACTGTTTCATTTTGTGCGTCTGTGATAAAGATAGGTCGATTGTTATTATCCATAACACTATAAACTGTGTTGTATAATGTTGCGTTACTCATAGCAAATTTTGCACCTGCTGAGTAGCCACGTTTCAATAATGCTAATGCTTTTGTGAAATCAGTATAAGCACCTGTCATATCAAATGAGTTTGCAGCGTTCCATGTGATACCTGTTAAGATACCTTCACCTTGATTTACGCCTGTACCATTAATTAATGCGTAATCAATCGTTTCTACTACTGCATTAGTTAGTTCTTCTACTAAGTAGCTTTCAAATGCTGAGATACTCATTGTCTTAGCTTTCACAGAGATTGAGAATACTTTTAAGATTTCATTGCCTTCGAATTGTACAAATGCTGTATCAGGCTTTTCTGCTTCTACATACTCACCTTCTGTATGCCACATTGCACGATCTGTTGGCGTACCAATTGGAATACGAATCTTAGTAGGCATATTGAAGTTTCTTACATGAGCAATCAGTCCACCTTGAGTACGTGCCTTTTTGATTACTTCATTTAAAGTTTGTTCAGGTAATACTGCTGATGAATTACTTGATGAAGCAAAGCTATCTGCACGATGTTCGATATCTTGTTGTTCCATCGCTCTATTAAATGTACGTTGCTCTACATCTGAAAGTTTTTGTCCTAACATTGTTTTGAAGAACGCTGAACGATATTCATTTGAGCCAAAGATATTTTCTTTAGGCACTTCATTTTGTCGTGTAAAATTCATATTAGTAATTGGATTAAATGAACGTTGCTCAGTTCCTTCATTGCTTTTATCTTGAATATTTTGTTTAGCTTGATTTAAGCCTTCAATCTCAATATTAAGTTTAGTCACATCTGCATTAGGATCGTTGTCAATTGTTCCTTTAATTTGTGCTGCACGTGTTTCAATTTCTTCTAATGATGCATTTCTATAATGGTTGAATGCTTCTTGTACTGTATTAAACATAATTATCTAATCTCCTTAATGAATAGTTTATTTAAATTAATTTTTGCTTGATTGATTTGTTGTTGTCGTATTTCTGCCTCTTGCATTTCACTTCTAGCCTCTACTGATGTTTCAGCATAAGCAGGGAAATTCACGACTGAAAACTCTAATACCTTATCTATTTTTGTTATAGTACGAGTTCTAGTTTCTACATCGTATCGACTACCGTCTGACACAGTGAATCCAAAACTAACTCCCGACATGTCACCACGTTTTATTGATTCATATACTGAACGTGCTTCGCTAGTGTTTGCCAACCTAGCCCTAAAGTGCATGCCTGCACTATCTTTCCATACGTCCATTGTTTTAGGTGATTTTGCTAATGGTAAACGGTTTTGATCGTGTGACACTAAAAGTCTTGTATCGTTAAAGTTCACTCCGTCCAGCGCATTACGTTTAATAACTTCGGTATATGATCCATTAGGTGTATTAATTAAAGCAGGTTTATCAAATACAATTGCAGTCCCTTCAAGTACCATTTCATCATCTCTAGTTTCTGCTTGTATTTCTGCACTTCTAATTTCCTTCATTCGTTTGTCCCTCCTTATCCTGTAACTGATACGCATTAGCGATTTTCTTATCTATATAGTTAAGTGATTGAATCCGTTCATCACCATTTTCTACACGTGGTAAATTGAGCAAGTCCAACGCTTGATTGATACTTAACACGCCTAGTGGTAACAACTCTTTAATCACATTAGTTTTTGACTGGTTGCTGGCATATTGTAATTTAGAAGCCTCAAATATAATACGATTAGCGAACGCCTTTTCACGTTCTGTAAATATCTTTTCAGTAAGTTCTGATGATATTTGTATCGCAAAAGGCTCTATTGTCGACTCGAAAAACGCTTGCCAACCATTTTCATCATATGAGCCATTAACGATTGATTCATTAATTCCTAAATAGTCGTATATCTTTTTCTTTACAACTTCCATTTGAGGTGTATCAATTTGAACATCAGTAGGCTTTAACGGTGTATATTCAAGCATGCTATCCAATGGAATAACGCCACCGTTATTACTCATAGTTAGATAGCTACTCATGAAGTTTTCTTTATACTCTTTTAATTTTGAATCTGATAAGGCTTGATTGTATTTTATGATTCCTCTAATTTGTGCCGAGTTCTTAATGGCTTCACGCATAGCTTCATTTTGAGTATGTGCCAACTCAATAGATGACATAATAGCGTCATTGTTATCTCCTAATAATTCATTACTATTAAAGTGTCGTCTTAATATGGCTACTTCACTTATATGGAAATACACCATTTTTCCGTCTTTGAATAAGAATTTAATGTACATCTCATCGTTGGTATCTACCACATATTCAACGCTTGCAGGTGTCAAAGGATATAAGCCTGTTAAGTTGCCCCTACTATCCTTTTGTACAAGTATGAACGCATTGTTAAATAGAAAATATTGTGTTGCGACTTTATACAAAAAATCAAAGCTACTCATGTATTGGTTTGGTCTATCCTGCAATATCCGATTAAGTTTAGAATATCGGTTTGAATCATTTTGATTATCGACCACATGCTTACCTGATAGCTTAGCGATATGCCGAGCAATAGAATCTACTGCTGATCTATATACATCACTTTGATAAGCGTCACCTGTAAACTGTGAGAAGCCACTAAATCCCGTATTGAGCATTTCATAGTTTTTCCGTTGTCCTTCTCGTATCTTGTCTAGTCCTAATAATTTATCAATTAACTTCGGCACATTGTCACCTCTTACTTTTAATATATTGTTCACGTTCTTTTTTAGTACCTGGTACTAATTATTTACTTAAAGTATACCACAAAAGGCTCTATAAAGCCAATTGTGGTGGGTTTTGTATTATTTACTCCAGTTTTCAAACTCTTGTGTTTCTTCATTATATTTAAAAATGAGTTTACCTTCTATTCCGTCAATATTCCCCATATCATCAGTATCACAAAAAACTACTTTTCCACCATTCATTAAAGCCATACAAACAATAGGACTGTAAACATAAAGGTTTGTTTTAGCGTCTTTTGTTCTTGAATATAAATTATCAGGTGCAGGCATAATTTTTACTAATGCTTTTTCAGATATATATGGATAAATTCTTGCTCCTTTTTCTAATTTGATCAT